TTGGGTCAAATTCACCAGGATTCTCACTGTTGGCATTTATCCCAAGGCGTTTGTATCTGGCTACAGCTTGATCGTCCTGAGGCGGTCGAAGTACCTGCCACTTATTCTTCTTCTCATTCCAGTACGTATTCGGGGGCCAGTCGCTTGGTGGAGGTGACGACTCATCCTGATTCTGATCGTCAGGAATATCCTCGTCGTCCATCATCGGGTCATCGTAGGGATAGGCCATATCATGCGCTCCTTGGGCCTGGATTTGTAAAGTCTCGGTATGGGTTTCTTCGTGGCGTCACACCCTCTGCCGTCGAATACAATGGCTCATAGTTTGGAACATCCATTTGCATGGTACTCGCGAGCATCGCGCGCGAGGCGGCATGGTAGGGACTCTGGACGTCCACCGTATTGATCCATTGCGCTTCGATTTGTTGTTCCTGCGCTTCCCATTGACGTATCGCTTCTTGCCGCGCATCTTCGTCTCTTTCCATCTGCGCCGCTTGTTGCTCAACCGTGTAATTGAAGATCTTTTCCCGCCATCGCTCATTCTGGGCTCGGTCAGCCGCCGCCTGATTGGACTGGCTGTGACCACCCCACAGACCGGTAACGAAATCAACAATAGATGGAGCGAGTGCCTTCGTAAGTTCCCATCCGCCCATTACGGCGGGAACCACCGGCCAACCAAACATGATCGGGGCATCAGACTCCAGCATTGCGCGAATAAGCTCTTGTTCAACCATTTTAAACTCCTACCCTTGGACCCGCTCCACTGTCATCCACACACCGTAAACCATCGCGGTCGCACCCGATGAAGCATACGTCGTCGCATACGTTAAGGCTGTAGAATCGTCTGATTGAATGTAGATGTTCCCCGACTGAACTGTTGACGTTGTATTTCCCGTCATCGCCGCCCCGGCGACAGAGCACGCCACGCCTCCGTTGACTCCCGCAATCGTCACCGTCAGCGAGCTACTCGTCGTCGCGGCTGTGGTTACACGTGCGAAATAACCGATCCGGTACAGTCCCGCCGAGAGCACCGTCCGAGGAAACGATGTGGCGCTAATCGAGGCAGATTTCGCGGTAATCGTCACAGCGGAGACGACGGTCGAATCCTTATCCACCTTCTGCACTAGATCCGTGAGCCACGCTACCCAGGGACGCGTCAGGAGACGATCCCCTTCGAGCGTGACCGAGGTGCGAAGCGGGAACGGGGCCATCGTAATCGCCATTACGCTTCCCCTCGTCTCGCGCGTGTCGAGTCCTCTTGAATGAAGACCGATGCGCCTAACAATCGCCACGGAATGGGGTCGCTCACAACCACTTCAGGCATCCAACGACGGCCACTCCCACATCGTAGCCATCTCGTTCGAGCGCCAAACTTCCCTATTTTCCCCGCGCCAGACCAGAGTTCATTCCCAAACGTCTTCCCCCCGTCCCCGCTAATACGAAGCGAGACCTGTGGGTCGCTCCCTTGACCGGATACCAGTCCCAGACCGGGTTCAAGGAAGAGTTGGAAGGCGCTCACGCGCAAGACTTCGTTCTGAGCGAAGAGGCTCGGAGGACGTCGCACGCGACGAATGACACGACCGTCGACATCGGTCCCCACTGAATGTGAGAGTCGGTAGAGGACACCACTCGTATGATCAAGAATTAATAGTTCGCTGTTCTGATACGTGCTGTAACAGGGGTGCCACGCCTCATACACATTCTCTTCACTGATCCAGGTACCCCGCTCAGCCCACCGCTGCGGTGAGGGAAGCGGCATATTCGGTGTGATGTCGAACGCCCAGGTCTTCTGTTCTGTGGGAAAGGTCAGCACATAAAAGGTGTGCCCAATTTCCGAATAGCTATCGCCAATCGCATTACTAATCGTGCTATATCCAGCTAGCGCGGTAGAGACGGCGAGACTACTCACGACATCCGGCGTAAAGTCGGTTGTCTGGACGACCTGGCCAATACCGTCTTTCGTCGCAGCGAGCCAGACAAGCGTCTCACCCGTCACCACCGTCGAATACGGGGCCGCGCATCCATAGAGCACCAGGCCCGATGGATGTGGCTCGAATGGGAATGGCGTCTTTCCACTGTCGAACCACACCTCACTCGTGAGGCTCCCCAAGAGCCAGAGCTGTCGGTTTAAGACCGCGATCGAAACCCACGGATCTGATTCAATCAACCGCTGCTGGTATTGGGTCGCGTCCCATGTGGTGCCATCCAGGAGATCGCTTAGATAAATCGTGCTGGTCGACGTATCCAACGCAATGAAATACCCATCGAGCTGGGCCCCCATCGTGGTGCCCCCATCAACCGCCGGATCGCGCACTTGGGCAAAGGCGTTCGAGCTTAACGTGAAGATATATCCATAATTCCCAGAGGTGATAAACAGCTCGCCTCCACCATCTGGTAGTCCGCCACCATCTCCATTCCATGAGATCGTCGCAGGATTTCCGTCATTCACCATCGGTGTCGACGGATTTCTTGAGGTCAACACATAGGTGCTAGAAATCTCATAGAGCGTCCGTCCCATCACGCAGAAGGTGCGATCCTTGACCGCGATCATGGCACGACCAGGTGCATCGTCAGCGGTCACCAGACTCGTGACCCCCGGCGTGGGATAGAGCGCCATTGGACCCGACTCGCCTGGGACTTGCGCAGGTTCGGCGTACCAATTCATCGTACGCTCACCATCCGCAATTGGACTCTGGGCGACATAGGAGGGTCCGAGAAAGTTCGGATACTCGGCCATTAAAAGTTTCCAGCACTAAACCGAGCACGACTCATACTCGACCCCGCATTTCCGCCAATCCAGGCCACGTCACCCAAGGAAAGATCGGACGTTCTCGAATTACTCCGCTTGATGTCAACCTCTGCATTGTTCGCTAATCTCTGAAGGCTGGAAGATGGCTCGACAGAAAAACTCGGGGCCAGTTCCATGGCGAGAGAGGTCCGATAAAATCGTCGATAGCCCGGAGGAAGCAGAATTGTATCCGTCAACGCGCTGAATTCAGTGACAGGCGTCGGGGTATAAATCACGCCCTCCAGCCCACTCCCTGTCGGGATGGGCCACGGGAAGAGTGTCCCGAGCGATGACGTGAATGTGGGCTCGTAATACCAGAACTGCGGATACGTAGCTGTGAGCGACTTCGGCGTTAATGACGCATATGCATCATTCGTCAACGGACGTCCGAGTAAATACTCCTGCGTGGGACTGACGCTTGTATCCTGATACCCGATATTGACGATACGGTCAGGGGCCGTCGGGCGACTACAGGCCACCGTCCCTGTCGACCCAACGGTGTATGACGTCGTACCAGACACGATCGTCCACGTCGTGCGAGTATTATCGGTGAAGACCGTGAGCCCTTGAGTCGCGAGACCATCAATCCAGTCATTGGCACGCGATAAGGCCAACGCGCTATCATCTGCCGTTGGTGATTCACTCGCGCTAATTAGACCAAGGTCTTGGAGCGATGCGGTAATAACATCTCCGATCGTGGCCATGCCTACTCCTGATACAAGGCCACCATCGCCGTTGCCGTCGTTGAGGTGCTATTGACCCTCTTGGGTCGAATCAGAATGGTTGATCCGGCGATAGCTGTAAACGTCGCGGTGCTATTATCCGACGCCACCGCAACAACATTTCCCGCACCCCCGACATATACCGCCATCGGAAGGAGCGCATTGCCGTCATTGGCTGTAGTTTCGCCAATGTTGATCGTGTCGCTTTTCGTAATAGCCACCCACTTGTTGTAGGCGGCAGGTGCCTGGACTGCCATCTCGATCTCCTCAGAAGCTGACGTACAGAACAAACATAAAGACTCCCCCCCTAGTCTCTGAGGCTAGAGAGGGAATCCTCACAAAGGACTTACGCAGCGCCTGACTGAACCCGGCAGACCCACTCGGGACGTACGACCTTGTAGCCGAAGAGCACATCGAACCTCGACTTAAAGACGTCCGTATCCACATCGTAGAGTCGGACGAATCGCATCGAGACTCCGATTTGCTTATCGGTCTTGACCGAGGCCATATCTACACCGGCTGGCTTCTGGAGTTCAGCAAAGGCCAGCGCGATAGCACTCTTATGCCACGCCATTCCCTGGGCCGAGGCGATCGAGACACCTGAGGCAAAGCTGACGGCCGAACCATCTGCCGGAACGGCGGTGACGGTTTGGGTCGCCCCACTAGTGATGATGGAAGGAGACATCGAAATCGTGAGATCGCCGCTCCCGTCCGATGTGCCAGCCGCCGTCACGACAAACTGTTGCAGTTGCCCTGTGCTGTTCTTGCTGACTGGATTCACGGAATAGACAGACGCCAGAGTAAAGACATCGCCTTCCGCCACGACCAGTGTTGACGCGGTCCATCCGTCTGTCGTGATCGACGTTGCCCCACTAGCGATTGTCCCATCAATGACCGGCGTACCACCCAAGGCACCAGCAGTCCGACTCGTCACGTTCTGATCCATCTGCCAGTTAAACCCAACCGCGCGGCCCATCTCGCCCGTATCAAACTGAGACGCAATCTTCTTGTCAGTCTGAAAGAGGCCCTTCAAGGCATCTACGATATTGGACTGCATCTGTGGACCGAGAATGATCGCCCGTTGTCCATCGCGTGGACAGGCGTATTCGTCGAGCTTCGCCCCTGCATCGAGATACGTCGACAGGGCTGATGGAATCGTCCCGGGTGTGCCGACTGAGTTGTAGACGCTATTAAACGCTCCACTCAGAATGGTGCTATCCACGTAATTCGCGAGTAGCGTGACCTGTGGACGAATAATTTGGTCACTGAAGCTCGACAACGAGAGTGACATTGCCGATGACGTGATAGACGTATCAACACCAATCTGGGTGCCGATTGTCAACGTCACGCTATCATCCGTAATGTCCTGCGCCGAGAACGTTGCCCCGGTACGGACTGTGTACTGATTGGGTTTCCGAATACGAATCGATGAACTCGTATTGCTGAGCCCGTCCTTCTGACCGAAAAGTCCTTCGAATTTCCGATCGCAATGATTCGCCGCTGCGAGGCTATTGGTAAAAATATCCAATGCCTCCAACGTAATCATGTCGTCTGTTAAAAACGTGTTGGCCATGAGATCCTCATAAAAAAGTCAGGTTACCGTTGGTGCAATAGCTGCGCTCGTGCGACTCGCCACTCCGCGAGGGAGTTAATGTCAGCGGGGGCACGATGGACAGCTTGAGGTTTCGCACTACTACTCCCTACCGGCCGTATAGGGGGCTGTGCCTGACTTGTAACGGGAGGAGACGCCGAGCCGTTGGGTGCAGCGTCTAGTCCTACTTCGATCCGACCGATCTCGCGCATGGCGAGCATCGGGTGCAGCGCAGAAATGCGCCGGAAGTCGTCTTCGTGTGACGATAAATAGGCCATTAACGTCTGTGGTGTATCACTCTCAAGCAATACATCCGCAATGGCTGTTGCGCCAGTTGGTTCTTCCCCTGCGACGAGCGACATCGCTGGACGCAAATTGAGAATCTCCGAGGGAACCTTGGCGAGAAATTCAGGATCGTGCTCTGACCCGCGTGCCATCTTCTCGGCAAACGACGACGCACGATCGGCATCATGCTGTTGCTTGAGAGACGCCGCTTGGTGCTGCTGGACGCTCTCAAACGCCTTCGAGACTTCTTGTCGCGCGGCCCATCGAGCCTTCGCCGAGACGAACTCACCATATTCTGAGTATTCCGCTTCAGTCGGCTCAGCATCTGTGTCCGTGGTAGCTGGTGTCGCGGATGCCTCTGTCGGTGCCGGAGTGGCCTCTGCGGCTGGGATCGCAGGGCTCCCTTGCGTGGCTGGGGCCTGAATCGACTGGAGCTGATTCCGCAACTGCGCGACTTCTTTTCGCGCTTCTTCACGCTCCCACACGATCTTATCGATCCGCGCTTTCGCGGTCTTCGCCCTCCCTGTCTTCTGAGGACGAGACTTTGACTCACGCGACTTGTCTGGACGATCGACTTCGACACTCTCCACTGCGTTGTCGGGTGCGGCCTCTACAGGCTCCGCCTCGACAGCGGGACCACCGGTCGGTGGATCAGCTTCAAATGGCAAACCCTCATCCCTAAATCTCGCATTAGCCGAATCGGTCACCAGTGCGCCACGGACTTTCTGGTAGTCCGTGAGAGCTGTAATGTTTTTGGCGGCTTCTGCCGCATCATCGGCTAAGCTCGTTGTCGCAGATGTCTCGTCCATATCACTCGTCTCCTACCAGGGGCGCGTCACCGTAATGGACGCTTCGACTTCGAGTCGGTCCTTGGCTTTCAATCCGCCACGGTCGAGAACATCTTTCGCTGCGCCTAACATGACGGATTCAGAATTCCCCTCATCAAGAAGCGCCCGAAGAACAGCGACGGCTTTCGTGCTTAACCCACGAAGCTCAAGGTCTGACCGTTCTATCGCCTCTTTGGCTTTTTCGAGGGCGATAGGGGTCTTCCCACCATGAAATGCACAGGTCCGTTGTCCCTTCATCGCGTAATTGCCGCAGAGGTCTCCCGACCGCTTGCTCTTGGCCGTGCATCGACGAGGATTGCGCACAGGATGCGCATCTGACGTCTCGACCAGGGCCGTCTCGGGAGACACGATCATCGGCCCCCAGTCCTAAATGGTGGAGGACCACCCCGAGGAGGAGTCCACTCTGGACGCTCGTTCCTCTGCGAGAGATCGCGCATTTTCATCGCATCCAAGAGCGCCCGACGCTTCATCGGATCATTTCGATCGGCTGGTGGCATCGACTCCATCATTTGCTTGATCCTATCGTACCATCCACGGACCTGAGATTCCCACGGATCAATGGGGACTGTCCCTGCATCCGTCAGGAGATCGGGACGGAGTGGTGGATTTGCACGTCTCTGCACTAGTATCGCCCGTGGGTCGGGTCGATTCTGAATATCCTGCGTCATCGCACGGTAGGGATTCTGCATCTGATTGAGTGCGTCCATCGCCGGAATATCCGAAGACTCTCCCCATTTATCTCGAATCTGACCAGTTCGATCGCCGAGCGCGTCCGACATACTAGGATTCGGTCGTGGAGGATATGGAGGAACTAGAGCAGATCGAGGGTCTGCACTAAGAATTGGTCCTATAGAACCTTTCAGTTTCGCCTGCGCCCTCGCAGCAGCTTGCCCCTCTGGCGTATACGGAAACCGTTGATTTCCTACCTGTGGCATATCCGACTCCCTCTCTCCGATATCACGCCGTATCCTGGTCGCCAGAAATCTCGACGTCAATACTCACTTCAGGCGGTTCTTGCGTTGCGAGATCCTTCTCGATATCAATCTTCGCACGAATCGCATCTCTCGTCACTTCCCCTTCGACTTTCATCGCTTCGAGTATCTGCTCGTCTTCCGCCTTCGCGGCCTGTGCCTCTTGGCCGGAACGGATATGCGTATGCGTCATTTTAGTCGCATGTCGCTGTTTCTCGTTCAGGGCGATTTGGTCCTGGACCGCCTTGTTCTCCGTGATCGCGCCCTTCGTCATCGACCGGATATTCTCAACTTGAATGAGCGTATTGTCGTGCATGGCCTGCATCTGACTCTCTGCGTCCAGCTTCATCTTCGTAATCGAAGCCTGGGCAGCCCATTTCGACTGATCCGTCTTGATAAATTCATGCCGTCATCATCTTGCAGATACGGCATCGTATGCGCCCGTTCCTTCTTCAGCAGCGCGGCGATCTCCTCTGACCCCGGAAAATCTCGATATTTGAAGTAGAGAGGGCCGATAAGTGGAAGCAGCGCAGGATTTCCCTGGAGAATCTGCCCCATTGCCTCTGCGCCTTCGTCAAGCCTCGTCTGGAATGATCGTCCGACCGTGACGGCTACGCCGTAGACACCCTTTTTCAGGTCATGAAACTGCTCTTTTGGTGTCTGCGGAGGCATCTGAACAGGTGCGCCCATTGCGCCCATCCCCCCTGGTGGCGTCGCACCCGGTGGCATTCCCATCATTGGAGGTCCGCCAGAAGGAGCACCCATCGGTGGTGTCGCACCCATCGGCGGTGTCGCACCCATCGGCGGCATCCCAGGCGGAACCCCTGGTGGTATCCCAACGGGCGGCATCCCGCTCATCGCGGGTGGTGGCATGGCACCAGGCTGAAGCGGCCTGGGCCTCTGTGTCTCTGGATCGAGGAAAAATGGCATATTGACCAAGGCAGACGATTGGTCATCTTCGCCATTGATCAGTTGCACGACACGCCCTGGCCGGTCATACACCGCTGGGATTAAATCCAGAATCACCTTCGCTTCATAGGTCATCGAGACCGACGCGAGATTATCCAAATACTGGCTCGTCCCCGCATCTGATTGTTGCTGGAGCGCCATCACCGCTCGACCACTCCGGTCTGACCCTCCACGACCCAGGCTCGGATCGAATGTCGATGTCGTCGCCTGAATATACTGATCCGCTTGCTGCAAGAGCTGCATGGAGACGCTTAATCGACTCCCGTCAATCGGCACACGGGTCGGCAATGGAGCGGGAGACCCACCGATCATCACCTTGGCTACCTTCAAATACGGGAAATTCCGCGTATTCGCCTGCTTCCACATCTCCGTATTGCCTTCGTCCTGGCCTTCATACATGAGCCAGGGCGCACGCGGTTCGAGGGACCCGATTTCCACCGCATTGGTCGCCGCATAGTTGTAGAGACGCTGCCCATCCTTCGCGGGTCCAATCATGCCCACGAAATACCGATCGGAGTCAAAAGGCTGCAATTCCCGCCCAATCACTGGAATAATAGGGATATATCGACCGTTCCAGGTCTGAACCTCGCTCACCTCTTCGATCCCGTTAATAACCGACCACACCACCGTGGGGACATCATATGTTCGCCGACGCCCCCCCTCTCTCACGACCGCGCCCTCGGGTATCTTATCGAGCATTGCGTAGCCGCCATCTTCGAGTTCGACCCATGTTTTCTTGGTATATGTCTTTCGGAAGTATTCAGAGACGAGGACGGCATTCGGCTTCCCACTCCCGTAAGTCACCCATTCTGGAATCTCTTGCTGGAGTTCCATGAGGCTATCTTCCCCATAGGCAGAGAGCGCACTCTTGGGATACTCACGCTTATACCGATCGATCGGCACCCATCGTCCGCAAAATGCGAATTCGCCATCACTCCAGTCGGGCATTTGGGCAGACGGATCGAGATAGACGTTATCTTGGTGCAAAATCCTCTCAATCGTGATTTTCTGGTCAAACGGGTCGTGCCCATCGTCGGCATAGACGGTATTGACCCGATAAAATCCACGACCCGCCTTCACAGCCCTCTCAAACGCCCACCCACGCGCGATATTCGCCCGACTATCTCGCTCAATAGACCGATAGAGTTCTTGGAGCATCCGCGCCGTCTCCACATTCGCGTCAGGACTCACGGGGTGAATCTTGACACCAAGGTCTGAGGTGCGTTGCTGGTTTACGACGAGCTGAATGGGCTGATCAAGCTTTGAAATGCTTAATCGTGGGCGTGGTCCGATTTCAATTTTCCCAACGGTCGTTCCCTCGCGTTCCTTTCGGGAATCCTCCGTCCATTGCTTATCTGGAATCTGAAATTCAAGGTCTTCGCGTTCGCGTTTTTCCTGGTTTTGGTAGGCTGATTGGCTGAGTTTCAGCCGATCGATGGCTTCTGGGATATCCGTCTTCTCACTCACACCCAACTCCAGGTTCTTGGCATCGACATCGTCTCAATCGTGAACGGTTCGTGTTTCTTGGGCTTCGGGAGCTGGTGCCTTACCGATAACCCTCGAAAGGCGTCAGCCGCATGGGAACTCCAGTCGTGGACGGGCGTGGACCGAAACTCTCCCAGGCGGGAATTATAGTCGCGCCGATAATGTTGGAGCGCCTCGACGAGGTCACCTGCCTTCGTCTCATCAAACCAGCACCGTCTCCAGAATAATCGGGCGGCATGAATCCCATCTTCAACCTCGCTCGCCCCTCCCGTGACTCGTGGTGTGACCTCAAACTTTAACCCAAATCCGGCCGCAACTTCCAGTCGGCTCTTTCCCGTGCCGAGTTCTCGCACCGCAATATCATGGGGGGCCCAATGCGTCCCATAGCTATAGGGACGGGTCGCGAGAACATTCGCGTAATACTGCAAGCCTTCGCCACTCGACTCAACGAAGTCGATAATACGGACTTCTCCCGATCGTAGCGACTGGGTGAAGATAATCGACGTCGCATCGCCTATCCCCAGATCCCAATCGGTATCGACGGGCAGTGAGGGGTCGTAGGGTACCTGGCAGATACGACCTTCTTCTCGGGCCGTCGACACCTGATCCGCGTAAATAGCCCCTTTCACCGCCGCTTCAAACGAACACTCAAACTCACACTGATATTCGTCCGGGGTCATGACCTGTTTGGCCGCATCGAGTTCAGACGGCTCAATCAGGCTCGTGGCCGACACCGGAAAGGTCAATAAGGCCCAATCCTCTTCCTTTTGGGCGGTTTGGACGGCGTCATAGAACTGATTCTTCCCATTCGGCGTGCCGAGGAAGAGCGCCCAGCCTTTTCGGTCGGTCAGCGCGGGACGCACCACCTCCGAGAAGACATTGGCGGGTTGGAGGCCGAATT